TTCGAGCATCTCCAAGTTGCCTGAGACTGCGCCTGTGACAACGCCAAGACCTGTGCCGCCGTCTTTGTACCAAGTCGCAATCTGCATCGCGTTAGGTCTGACGGTCTGGTATTCCTTCCACGCTTTGATCGGTGCCTTGGTTCCGTTCATGGATGCAGGCACAACGGAGCAGCCACTTGCCGCAAAGGCCAGAGCTGCGCTGAGCATGGTGTTGTTATTGGTGTCGGGTTGTGTGCTCATTGACCGCCACGAACCAACTCGATCAAGTCGTTGAGAGCGCAGTTGCAGTGGTTCTCAGGTGTGTCGTTGTAGGCACAGGAACCGACGTGCTCGCTGGTGAGTTCGCCTTTGTAGATCATGTATGTCATCGCCGATGCAAGATCCTTGCGTTGGTCAGCGAGATGAATCGTCAGTGTCTTGTCCATTTGTGCCCCCTTGTTGGTTGGTTTTGGTGATGGTGTAGCCGTTCTCTTCGAGTGCGTACTTGACGACTCGGAATACTCGTGCCGGCGTATCTGGTGCGTTCGTCTCGAAGTAGCGCCAGAGATAGCGGCCAACGATCTCGACCTGCTCCTGGAAGTCATCGTCGGTGGGGATGTCGTTGACGTTTAGCCTCATGTCGACCTCGCAGCAATAGCGCGCACGAGGAAGGTCTCGGCTTGGGCGTCAACCCATTCGACCTTGAAGCCCAGGCCGTTGAGGGTGAGGATTACTTGCTCAAGTTCTTCACGACTCACAGTTTCGGAACCTTGGCCCATCCCTTGCCTTTGAAGATCGCTGGCGTTGCAGTGAAGACCTTGGCCATCTCGACACAACAGTCACCGCACCAAGGAGCTGGTGAAGTGTCAGCGAAGGTGCGGCGTTGCTCAACGCGTGAAGTGCACTGTGGGCACTGGAAGTCGTAGGTCGGTGCCATTAGTCGCAGTCCTCGCAGTCCAAGTCGATGTCGTCGTAGTAAGTGCAGACGCACACCTCTTCAGTGCCATGCGCAACGACGGACCAAGCAATAGATGCCGCCAAAGCCCAGACGCCAACGATTGCAAAGATTGCGATGATTGTGTTCATGTCTTGCCCCTCTGATAGTTGTTGACTTGTTTCGTCCGCTGTTGGGAGTTGCACCCAAAGACCTCGCGGGAGATCTGCTCTGCGCCAGCGGTCCTATTCAGTTGTTGTGCCTAAGACTCACTTCCCCAAGAGAGGTCTTAGAACGGTGTCGCTCCGAGCTTGGAACGAAGAGCCTCGACTACCGCTGGATCCATGTTGGCCAGCGCGTCATCGGCTGATGATGAACTTGAAATCGGTGCAGACTTGAATCCGCCCCCTGATCCCTTGACTACGTCGACACTGAAATGCTTCAGCGTCTTTCCACCTTGTCGCTTCTCCAACTCGGTGTATGTCACAGTCAAGGTGTCGCCCACTTCTGGACGCTTTTCTGCCAGTGCTGCCTTCAGACGAATCTGGCCGGCAGTGATGGTCTTCTCTTCACCGTCTTCGGTTTCGAGAAGAACTTGCGGTGAGACAGTCCCGTCGTCCCACTTGTGAGCACCGACGGAAAGAACGGTGCCTGTGATGGTGTCGCCTACGTTTTCGAACTTGATGTAGTCGCCACCGACCTTCATTTCTGGGTTGTCCCAGATGCTTGCTGATGTCATTGCTTTTCTCTTTTCTGTGTTGGGTTAGGTCGGGTCCTGTTGGGCCTGACTGGGTTGGGTTACTTATCCGCGCCGGGACATCCGACGAGGAGTTCTGTTGATGCTGGGAGGTAGAACGGGCAGAAGTGGCAGTAGCTCTCTGTCGCTGGTAGCAACGGAATCGCTGCCGCTCCGGCTGCGTTCACAACCTCGCGAGCGGTGTTCAGGCGGTCGATGCCTGCTTGCGCAATGCTTGCGTCGTAAGGTTCTGTCCAGACGTGCAAGCCGCGCAATGAGCCTCCGCGGGGGAGGAATGCTATACCTACATCCGCAACTTCGTAGCCCTTATTGATGAAGCCCATCGCGTAGAGATGCACCTGAGTGCGGTACTGATCTCCGACGCCGTTGGCCTTGTATCGCTTCAGGCTTGAGTCGCCGATTACCTTCCAGTCAAGGACGAGCTTGCGCTCAACGTCGTAGAGGTCGACGCTGCCACCGAGGCCGTCTGCGACCTCGACTCTGTGCTCGACCAGGTAGCGAGCCGGATGGTGGTTCGCGTTGATCGCCATGTATGCGTCCGCAATCCAGGCGTGCACGCTCGTGCCGATGGTTGCCAACCAGGTGTCAGGCTTGTTGACGGCTGGAGTGTCGAGGAGTCGGTAGCCGATGCGACGAATGCACGGACTTCCGACTTCACTTGGACCGATGACCTTTTGGAGAGAACGCGGCGCATTGGCTGAGGCGTTGTCGATGTTGGTGCGGATCTCGTGAGCGAGTTCGAGTGTGTCAATCACTTGTCCACGGTTCCGTCAGTAACAGTCACGGTGTAGTTCGTGGCGTTGATCGTTGTCTGAGGTGAGTCGACGCAGTTGTGCGTTGCGCCGCAGTACAAGCAGACCCTGGTGCTCATTGGTCGCCCTCGCGGACGATCTCGAATCGACGGATGCGCTGGGTGGTGTAGCAGGCCTCCAACACTCCAGGAATGTCCTTGAGTAGTTCCTTGGCCTTGGTCTGGTCGAAGCGGCGCTGTTCAACAAAGCCCCACTTGATGGCAGGGTTGCCGTTGACGAGGCCAAGTGTGGATTCGCCAAGAGCGAGTTCAACGTGTGCGCGTGCGATGTCGATGCGCTCTTGTAGCGCTTTCATGTCGAGCTGGAGTCGCTTGTACTCCTCAAGCCAGTGCGCCACCGGTGTTGGTAGGTCGACTGGATCTGTTGTCATGTCACTCATTTAGTTTCCCCCTTAGTAGAAGTTGTGCTTTTGGTGGAAGGCCCAGGCAGCACACGGTCCGCCGCTTCCGTACTTGCGGCCTATGTAGGCCAAGGTCGCGATGAGTTGAGCCTTCTCATCGGTTGAGTGCTTCATGCCGAGGTTGTTGTAGGTCGACTTGAGCAGTTGTCCGATGCCACGAGCTGACGAGTCAGGGTTCTTGGCGTGCGGGTTGATGCCTGTGGTTTCCTTGTGCAGGATGTTCATGAGGCAGCGGTAACTCTTTGGTGTCAGTAGTTCCTTGGCCATGTCTTCGGCTTTGACTGACTTCATCGCTGTTGGAACTTCTTTGGTGACGATGATGACTTCAGGCTGTTGCATGTTGCTGACCAAGAAGCCCAGGTTGATGGCTATCAACATGAGCAAAGTCATTCGAGAGATGAGACCGATCCACAACTTCATGCACTTGCCTCACTTCTTCTCTTGTGTCGTAGGTATGCCGCCTGCGCTGCGTTCGGTGTCATGTCCAGCACCGCTGCGATCTGGCGGTAGGTCATACCTCGCGCCTTCATCTCTTCCACGCGTTGACCGGCATCGGAGATGCGGCGCTTGCGTGTGACCTTTCCGCGCAGTGCGGTGCGTTCGCGTGGAGTTGTTGCTCCCCAGACGCCGTCTTCGATGTGCTCGTTGATGGCGTACTCGGCGCACTCGACCCGATGAACGCAGCTCATGCAGATGGTCTTGGCCAACTCGATGTCTGCCTTGGCCTGTGCACCTCCGCCATGCTCTGGGAAGAACAGGTCAGGATGGGCAGTGGTTGCGCAGACAGCATTCGGAAAGTCCGGAGCATCGAAGGCGAAGTTGTCCAAGAAGTTGCTCACAGCGGATCTCCGTATCCCGCCTCGCGAAGGAGCTTGACGGCGTCGCTCACTGGCAGGACAACCCACCAGTCCGCAACTGAGTCAGTGCCAACACGATTGGGCTTGATGACGAGGAGGCCGTAGTCCGCTTTGGCGTTCTGCGCCTCAAGTTGGGCTTCCTTCATCCACGCTGGGATCTGGTAGGTCTTGTGGTTCTTCACTTCCCACGCAAGGCCGACGGTGCCTGTCACGTCACCTTTGTCGTCGGTCCCATGCAAGGCACGACGCTCCGCGTGTGGAAAGCCGTGCCTTGCTAGGAACTTGACGAATGCTGTCTCGGCCAGCGTGCCCTTTTGGCGCGCTGCGCTCACGCTCTGCCCTCCCCGTTGATTGGGCGGAGGGAGCGCTCAACCTTGACGGATGTTGAAGGGAGCGCTCCCTCCTTCATCAACGACTGGGGTGTGGGCGTCCCAGCCGTGATGAGCCAGATGTACTCGCGCAGCTCTTCGGTCTCCCTGTAGGAGTCCCGCAACTGCTTGCGAAGGTCGTTGGTGCCCTCTTTCTTGTCCCACTCAAAGAAGCCGCCGAAGAGCATCCCGAAGATGAAGATGGCGATGCCGCCAGAGATCATGGCAATGGTTGTCAGCGAGATGGTCAGCATCAGTTGCCGCCTGTGATGATGCGGTCGAGCTTGGCCTGCTTGGCATCCCATAACAGAGCGTCACGAATCGAGCGGTCCTGTTCGGTCATTGGTGGGAAGAGAACGAGCAGAGTCGCCCCGATCCCGATGGCTGCGGCGATAGCGATCAGAAGTTGCATGTGTTGCCCCCTTGGTTGGTGTTCTGGTGATGGTCAGAGCTGACGAACGCCAGGGGGCTGGCGTCCGACAGATGAGCTATTCGAGAAAAATCCGCGTGGAGTGTGCCCGATTGGGCTATCAAGTCCTCGGATGTCTGACATACTTGTTTCACGACCGCCCCCTTAGTGGTCTTGAGGTATCTCCACCAAGTCGTGCGTTGCAGTCGTCCTAGATTCATCTAGGGTTATTCGAGTGGGAATAACGAACGGAGATTCACGAAAGTCAGTTCGTATCACTGACTTCAAAGGATCTCGGTTCGACCACTACTGCAACATCAACTGGGTGCCGATGCCTTGAACATTCCTTTACGAAAGGTTCATGGCTATGTGTAGTCTCTCGATCACAGAGAGTCAACTTTTGACTCGGCGTGTCGCAAAAGTGGGAACAATCGACCCGACCGAGATGGAGCAAAGGCTCTTCGACCGCTACGCGGCCAGGGGCTGGTCCAAGCAGGTGCTTATCAACGACAGGGCAACGCTTCGGAGGGTCTGTGCCAGAACTGGCGACCCCGATCTGGTCACCCTTGAGGACATGGAATCCGTTGTCATGAAGGCAACTTCGCAAGGTTCTCGTGCGAATTATGTTGCGCGAATCAAGTCCATCTTCGCTACTCTGCGTGAACTTGAACTCACAACCAACACCGCCGATCTCAAGCTCGCCAAGGTCCGCAAGCCTCGCGGTCTACCTCGACCCATCTCAGAGGCTCAAGCCCAGATTCTGCTCACCCAGGCCAAAGAGCCTTACCGCTCCTGGTTCGTGCTGGGATGCTATGCCGGCCTCCGAGCGATGGAGATCTCAGGGCTAACTGGTGCCGACCTTGAGCAAGGACCCGAAGGGTATGTCCTGCGCATTCGGGGGAAGGGTGGCACCGATCTCACCATTCCGGCCCATCCAGAAGTGGTCAGGGTCATCAAAGAGGCCAACACGCTTGGCCGGCTTTACTTCCTCAACCCCAACAAGATCAGCTCCTACGCCTGCAAGGAGATGAAGCGGCTGGGTGTGCCGATGAAGTACCACTCACTCCGTCACTATTTCGCCACAAGCGCTCTGAAGGCCTCTGGTGGGGATCTGTTGGTCGTGCGTGACTTGTTGCGCCATCAATCGGTGGCAACGACTCAGGTCTACGCCCAGCTCGGCGAAGGTCGCACTCGCTCAGTCATCGAACTGCTCAACGTCCAAGACTCTTAGAACGACGAAGAAGCCCCCGACACCATTGCTGGTGTCGGGGGCTTCGTCCATTCAGGGGGCTGAATGTCGCTCCTACCTAAGAGTCAGGCGGAGCGAAGAGCATGATCGCGGTCTCTACTTGGGCCAGAAGGTCCTCAAGGGTTCCGCTGTTGTCAAGAATGGCATCGAACTTCCAGTCATCCATCGCAGTCTCCGAAGAGTGCGCGTTGATGGGTTCGTTGCCTGGTCGGTTGATTCGCCACACGGTCCCACCAAGTGCCTTGATGGCTTTGGCTTCGTTAGGGAATCGAACGTCGGCGAAGACTATGTCATCAGAGGGCAACAAGTCTCGCGTTGCCATTGTGACCCATACGTCTTCGTCAATCATCTGACGACCAACCTCGGTGCCAAGCACCTGAAGAAGTCTGCGCAGCTCTGGGAACATAACCTTGGCCTTGTCCCAGCCGAAGCGGTCGACTAGGTCTGCGACTCTTTCGTGAGGATCAAAGATGATTGGGTTGAGTGTGTAGAGAGCATCGCGCATTGGGTCAGCAAAGGCGCGGCGCTTGTGGTGTGAAAGTAATGAGGCAACGGTGTCCTTGCCGGATCGTGCGTAGCCTGAGAGGCCAACGATCAACGGCCTTCTCCAGCGATAACCGCAAGGTCGCGACGTGGGTCATGTCCATCACCAAGAACGAAGGTGACCATGCCAGTTGGTGACTCAAGGCCTTGGCGTTCGCGGAACCATGGTGAGCCGCCGTCCATTGCTGGAACTTGAATCCAAAGACGTGGGCCGACTTGGTTGGCTTTGAAGTGGTGAAAGTGGGCACTGAGCAAGATGTCAGCGTCTCCGACTGGAGTGCGACCTGTTGCCTGTCCTTGCCACCACTTGACCAGGTCACGAGCTTGGTGGCCGTGAGCCATGCCAAGGATGACGCCGTTGTGGTTGATGGCGAGCGTTGCGTAGTCCTTCTCGGGATAACGGAACTGGATGTGCTCAAGGGCAGGGTTCTCAGCGCAAGCATCTTGCACTGCCGCTGCGATTTCGACTTGCCAGGAATCTGTTGGCTCACTGATAACGATGCGATGTGGCTCGTCATGGTTGCCAGGAACAACAGGGACGATGAGGTTCTCTGCAAGTGGTGCCATGGTTTTGAGCCATGTCATGAGCAAGCGTCGACCGAGTCGAACCTGTTGGGTGACTGTCAGGTCAGAGCGTCCGAGGACTTTGCCGTTCTGGCTTGTTGAGCCTTCGATGCAGTCGCCTAGTTGTGGAAGGACGATGGTGCCGATCTTGCGGCCAATCTTGGTGAGTTCACGTTGGCGGTTGACTGCTTCGTCTAAGGCATAGAGAACGCGCCTTGTGGTGCCTTCTGAGCCGTCTCCAGCATCCTTGCCGTATTGAGTGTCGCCTATTGCATAGACAGCGGCAAGATCGCCTGTGGTGGCTTTGATGCCTTTGGCTGGTCGCCACTTCTTGATCTCGTCAACGAGTTGCTCAAGGTCAAGGCCGTTGGCTCTGTTGATGTAGCCGGCAGGGACGATGCTGATGCGAGCGGCCTCAAGCCATTCGCCGTCGAACTTCTGCCACTGAGACTTGCGGACTCCGGTGACTCGCCACTGCTCAGGGTCGAGCTTGAACTCGCGGAGCAAGTCTGCGGCATCAGGTATCTCGCCAGCGTTGTGTGGCTTGGAAACTAAGAAGCCGCCTTGAGTGTCATCGACCTCAAGACGTGGACGCCAAGCGTCAGGTGTGTTGGTGTTGCGGATGTCTGAGCCGACGTTGGCCAGCTCGTGAAGGTTCTTTGCGTCTTCGCCCAGGCTCATGCGCCTGCGAGCTGGTTGCATCGGCAACCGCTCCCCTGGAAGCGACGACGATGCTTGGTGACCGTGGCGTCTTTAATTTCGTAGCCATGCTGGTTCAAAAGACGAGCAACCGCCGAGGCTGAGATCTTTGATTTGTCAATCAAGTCAGTCAGCGCTCGGCGGTCGTCATCAGATAGTTCATTGAGTATTCGGTAGACCTTGCAGTGATAACCCTGCCGAATTGGCGGATTGGCGACTAGGTCATTGATCGAGTCAACGAGACTCGCTTTTGCTTTTGCGTTCATTTATTGGTCCCCCTTATGGACGAACCAATCGTAACGCTTTCACACTACTTTTTGAGATTAGTCCAGAACGTCGGCAGGGTCAGTGAATAGTGCTTCGTCAGTCTTTGCGTTCTCTGCGCGTTGTGCGTACTCACCAAGGCCAAGGCTTGAGAGCACGAATGCAACCGCTGCCTCTACTGGCACGTCAGGAAAGATTGCAGTCGCAATGAGTGCAACGGCTGAGGATACGAATGCAGCGACTCGCACAGGGTTGGCGTGGATGAATGACTTGATGCTTGTCATGTTTTCTCTTTTCAGTTGGAGGGTTAGCGGGACAGGACTGGGGTCTTCAGGCAGGCAACATCGAACTTCTTGCCAACCTTGTCCCCACTGGGCTTGAAGGAGACGTGGATGTGGTGGTCGTGCGCGTTGGTGCCGGTGTATGGACGCCACGCGAAGTTCTCGCGCTCTGAGGCGATGCGGCCTTGGAAGATGATGTAGGAGATGCGAGTGCGCTCACGGTCACGAGCCAGCACACGCAACTGCTCGGCCAGCTCTTCAGCGGCTTTGTGGTTGCCTGCGCGGACGTTGAGATCTGCGTCGATGTCAATGGCGCGAACTACTCCGCCAGCACTCCAGTCCGGATTGTGGTCCGAGGTTGAGGATGCCTGGTGAGAGGCATCTCCGATCCATCCATCGCTGCGCTTGTCACGGCGTGGCCAGCGGCGGTTGATCTGATTGCGAAGGGTGACGCCAGCGGCACTGAGGTAGTAAGAGGACATGGTTCTCCCTTGAAATTGGGTGGGCTTGGAGTTACTTGGTGAGCAGGTTGACGAAGATGCCAACGGAAGCGCCAAGAAGCGCGGCAGCGCCGGCGGTACGCCAGACGGTGCGCTCAATGGCACGGATGCGGTGCTCGTGGTCATCCACGCTCTTGGTTGCGTGGGTCATCGTCACTGTGACGACGTCGAGCTTGTTGTCAATACTGGCGAGAATCTGACGGACCTCAGAGGCCTCTTCTCGTGTTTCGTTTCGGAACTCACTCAAGTCTCGCCAGACCTCCTTTGTCGTGATTTTGAACTCTCTGTGGTCTAAGTCCTCAGCCATTACGAATCGGCCTCCGTATTACCTGAAATCAGTGCGGCGATGGTCGCCTTGAGCACTGCTATCTCCTGGGCTTGAGTGCCGATGGTCTCTCGCATAGATGCGAGGACGTCGTCGATTTTGATTTTGTGGTCTTCGTTCATGCGCTTGCCTCCAAGGTCTTGACGCGAGCTGTTAGCTCTTGCACTGCCTTGACTAGCGGCGCGATGAACTGCTCGTAGGAAAGGGATTGGGTAGATTCTGGGTCGTTGATGTCGTCCTGGACCCAACCAGCAAAGTCTTCAACTCCAGAAGCATCGAGCGCTTCTTTGACTTCCTGTGCGATGAAGCCGTAGTGAAGTCGCTGTCCTGGGTGCTCGACCATTTCGAAGATTGGCTTGCCTTCAGGAGACTCGCCAACGATGGTGGCCTCGCCATTTTCATCAAGGGCAACTTCCTGACGACCAACCTTCCAGCGGTACTTCACTGGGCGAAGTGACTCGATGAAATCAAGCCCAAGCGGTGAAGTTGAGATGTCAGTCTTTAGGCGCGCATCAGAGGTTGAGATCGTGGTGTTGTTAGCGAACAAGCGCTGCCAACGACGGTTCGCGAAAGCGCCGGCTGATGTTGCTTGGCCGAGGCTGTAGGTGTTGTCCGAGTTTGGTGACCAGTCTGAGTCAACGCCGTAACCAGACGAAATCGAATGCAGCAGGATGGTGTTGTAATAGGCGAACTCACAGCGGTTCGCGCTAGTGCCTTGTGCGGTGACTTTTCCTGATCCAGTTGTCAGGATGTTGCCAGATGACTGGAAACCGTTCGCAGAGATTGCGCGGTCTGTAATCATGACGTATGTGTTGCTGCCGCTGGTTGGGTAAAGCACCGTCGTGCCGTCGAAGTTCCTAATGAACCCCGACGAAGTGAAGTTCCAACCAGCGCTTTCAGAGCCAATGTAGCCCGATGTCGCTCGAACTGCGCCGGTGAAGGTTCCGCTGGCTGCGTTGAAAGCAACCGATGCCGTGATGGTTCCAGCGGTGATGTTGTTGGCTGAGATGGTGCCGGCGTAGACGTAGCTCGATGAAATCTGTGTCGCCGTAATCGAGCCGGCTTCGATCTTGGATGCGTTGATTGCACCTGCTTGGATCTTGTCGGCTGTGATGGCGTTGGCTGAGATGTCTCCAGCCTGAATGGCTAGAGCTGCGATAGTTCCAGCCGTTACCGCTCCAGCGGCGAGCTTGCCAGCCACAACTGCGTTGGCTGCGATCTGGTTGGCACCGATTGCGTTGGCTGCGATCTTGGCTTGGACAACTGCACCGTCGACCAACTTGGTGGCATCGACTGATCCGCTTTGCAGGGCTGTCGCGCTCACGACTGCGCCATTGAATGGCCAAGTCGTCAACTGGTTAGCAATAAGGTCTGTGTCGACTAGACGCGCAACCAAGACTGAGGTCTGAGCGGTTGCAGCCGAAGCCACGCCGCTCTTGTTGTAGGCAACGAACTTGACGTAGTAGGTCGTCCCATAGACAAGGTCGGAGAAGACAATGGTGTCAGCGCCTGTCATTCGTCCCTTGTAGGTGCCAGCACCTGGGGTGAAGTTGTTGGTTGTCGAGACGTGGACGGCGACGTAGGAGAAGTCGGCAGGCATTGCTGAGCCTGTGCTGCTCAATCCATTCCATGTCACCGAGATGGCGCCGAGGCGACTTGTGGCAGTTGGAGCGCTCGGAGTCAGGCCAGTTGCAGAGGTAATGTTGGAAGCGGTGAGGACGTACTCATTGGAAGCCGTTGAACGGTTGCCTGAGTTGTCGACTGCAAAGACTCGGAAGCGGTAAGAAGTAGCAACGGTTAAGCCGCTGATCTTGGCGCTGTTGGTGTCGGCGTTGGCCTCGAACTCCCAGGCGTCTGTGCTTCCAGTTCGGATCTGTACCTCGTAGAAGTCAAGGTCATCCAGTGCGGTTGCGTCTGCGTTTGTGGTTGGCGCAGTCCATGTCAATGAGACCGAAGCGTAAGGGTCGACTCCTTCAACGTAGGCAGCGGTCGATCCTGTCAAAGAAGTTGGTGGAGATGGCGCGACAGTGTCTTCGGTAACAGTCACGTCAACAGTTGGGGCGATGAGGTTTCCATTGCCGAGAGCAACTGAGCCAGAACTGATCGCTGCGAGCTTGCGGGAGGTGCGAATCTCGTTCTCGTAGATGCGGTCGCCAAGGGTTGCACTTGCAGTCAGAGATCCGCCAGACATGCTGACAGTGATCTGACGAACGCGTACACGCTCCAAGCCAGCCGCTGTTGCGGTGTAGACATAGTCGCCAACGTTGAAGTCTTCCAGTGGGCGAGGAGCATCGTCAGCAAGAGTCAGGCCGACAGTGAGCTGGCGAGCAGTGGTGGCAAGGTTGCCCAGGTAAGTGTCACCCAAGGCGTTGGCCGTTGCGGTGTCGTCAGTTCCTGAAGCGGTGAAAGATGTTTCGATGCGTCCGTAGGCAGAGACTCCAGCGGAGTTGGTGCGCTCGACCATGAGACCGCCGTCACCTTCAACCAGTGCAACAGTTGCCACTCTGTCAGCGCTTCGCTGCTCAGGGGCTTCGGTGAGGTTCTGTCCGTAGCGAAGGACGATGGGGTTCAGTCCTGTGGTGCGGTCTGTTCCGATTCCATCACTATTGGTGGCCTTGATGCTGGTCCCGATGGTCTGAACTTCGACAATGCCGTACTCCTGAAGGCTGCGAAGGACGGAGAGGATCGTGTTGCGTGCTGGGTACTCCTGAGTCACTGTCTCTGACCAGGCAGCGCTGTTGGCGTCAGTAGTTGTGCTGAAGTCGCCACAGTTCAAGCCAGTCAAAGCACCGCGCCCTTGCGCTGCATCTATCAGAGTGCGCAGGATGTAGCCGGCGTTCTTGTTGTTAAAGTAGCGAGTCAGGCTTCCAGATGAAACTCCGCCGTCAGGATAGGCCAGGGCTGTTTCAAGGCGTGAGAGGACTCCTCGGCCAGTGACCGAGATGAAGCCGTCAGCGTTAGCTCTGTCGCGGTTGATGTTGGTGATGACGTAGCGAGTGTTGGTGTACTCGTTGCCTGTGGCGTCAAAGACTGCGACTTCACGGAACTCGGTTAGGAGGTTGGCGTTGACTCCGGAGACTGGGTAGTCAAAGGAGATGGCACCGATGTCGTTGAACTCGACTCCGAGCTGATAGGAGACAGGGTCGGGCAGGAAGCCAAGAAGGGTCGCACCGTTGCGCTCGTAGAGGCGGAGGTAGATCATGCGATGAACCTCTTATTGCCGTGAACCTGGCAGGTGGTTGTCGATGCAAAGCCTGTGCCACCGATGTTGATGCTTGGCGTCAAGGTGGTCCAGTCTGGCGTCAGTTGAAAGAAGCGTGGGCCTGGGCTGTATGTAGTCGCAGCAAGCACGTTGGTCGGTGTTCCGGTGAAGGTCTCTGGATTCGGTGAATAGCCAAGATTGCCCACCTCTGACTTGAACGTCTTGCAGTTGATTCGCCAGGTCTGTCCAGCGGCCAGTGTGCCGCTGTAAAGGATGCGAGCGCCTGAGACTGTGTCCTCGACGTAAGGGTTGGCGGCAGGACCGACGAAGAGAAGAACGGGGTCAGTGATTGGTGCCGTCATTCCGGCGAAGGCTGAGAGTGTAATCGTGCGAATGCTGGCAGAGCCGGCTGGTAAGGCAGATGTCGGGATTGCGTCGAACCAGAGCGGGTCAGGGAAGACCAGTTCCACGGTCATCGTTGCGGTGTTGTTGTCTCCGTAGTATTCAGGCGTAATGACTGCACCGACTTCGCCGTAGTTCCAACGCTCGGAGCCGTCTTCCATAAACTTCTTCACGAGCAAGGTTCCTGCGCGGAAAGAGAACAGGCTCAAGAGCTTGTCGATGTTGTTGCGGAAGGTTTCAGACTCAGTTGAGCCGGCAGGGATTACACCGGCAGAGTCCTTGCCGTTGACCAACAAGTCCAGCACCATGCGGCCTGTGCCGTAGTCCTTGGCTTGCCAGATTTCACCGTCGCGTCCTGGGACTTTCAGGTTGGAGCCAACAAGTCCTGCGGTGTTGTCCCAGCCAGTTCGGTTGGTGATCTGGTAGGCGTAGTCATCAAGGGCAACGCCCCCAACGACGATTCTTGGTGTGTAAGCGGTCATCGGTCGTAGGCTCCAATCAGTGCAAGGCGGGTGAGTGTGTTGGAGACTGTGACGCTGGTTGGTTCAGCGATTGGGTTGTAGTTGTTAATCACGACACCAGGTTGCGGTTGGCTGCCTGACGTGCCTGCGTTAGTTCCGGAAGTGCGGGAGTTGACGGTTGGTGACTTCGGCGCTGTTGCGGTTCCGGTCGTTGTGTACTTTGTGACACCGATGAGGTCTTTGAGCCAGCTTGGAGCGTTGATCTTTCCGATCTTTGCGATTTCCTTGGCAAGAGTTGCGGCGACTCCGGCAATCTTTCCCTCGATTGAAGTGAGATCGTCTGCGAGGGATTTGACAACCTTCTGAGACTCAGCGATGGCTGGGCCGTAGACAGCGTCTGAGACTGACTTGCCCAAGTCCTTGGCTTCCTTCTCGAAGAGGCCTTGGAGTTGGTTGATCTCTGTGATTGCGCCTTTGCCACCGTCTAGGACGGCAGCGGCTATCTGTGAGCCTGTCTCGACTCCGCTGTTGAGAATCTCTTGAAGGCTGGTCTGATTCAGACCTGCGCTCTGTAGGGCTTTGATCTGTTGGAAGAAGCCGGTTGCAGCGGTCACACGCTTCTTGAAGTCCGCGATCACTCGCTGAGACGTAACAAGCGAGCCGTTCTGAGCATCGTTGAGATCAGTCTGCGCCGTGGTTGCTGCGCGCTGCGCATCGGCTAAGTCACGCTCAGCCTTGAGCAAGCGCTCTCGTGCAGTTGCTGCTTGAGTCGAGGAGATGCCGTACTTAGTCACGGCATCGCTCATTGCTTTGTTCGCAAGAACAATTCTGCCCTGACTATCGGCGAGCTTGTCGTTGGCGTCGGCAAGTGACTCCTGAAGTTTAGGAAGATCCGCCTCCTGAATGGAGAAGCCTGCGACCGATGTGAACGAGCGGAAACTGTCAACGATTCCCTTCGCGAAGTCTGATGCAGTTTCCTGCAAGTCCTTCAGGTTGTCCTTGGCTGCCTTGAACGTGTCGCGAAGAACGTCACGAGTCTTTGCAAGGCCCAGGATCTTCTTCTGTGCATCGTCAACGGCTTTGATGAGAACCTTGGAACCAGTTTTCTTGATGTCTTCAGCGATTTTTGCAAAGGCGCTTCGGATCTGGTCTTGAGTTCCCTGCACGCCCTTAATGAACCCGAGTCCGACGTTCTTGCCGATTTCTTGGAAGACCTTGGATGGTGAGGCGATGCCCAGCGCCTTCTTGACGAAGGATGGCAACTTGTCAGTGACGGTGCTCTTAATGGTATTGATGAGAATGGAGGCCATTGACTTGATGCCGTTGATGAGGCCAGTCATGATGTTCTTGCCGACGTTGAGCATCAGCGATGGGAGTCTGAGGTAGATGTTGAGCATTCGGCTTGGGATCGTCTTCATGAACCCCAAGAGTCCGTTCAGTCCTGCGACGAAGGCGTTTTTGAGTCCGCCGACTGCGCCCTTGCCAAGGTTGATGAGGGCAAGGCCTGCCTTGCGGAAGATGCCGAGGATGCCAATGTTCCAGAAGAACTGGAATGCACCAGTGACGGCTTGAATGAAGCCACTGAAGATTGACTTGACACCGTTCCAGACTTTTTTGAAGTCTCCTGTGAAGACGCCTGCGAAGACGTTGAAGACGCCAGTGATGACCTTGAGTGCGCCCTTGATGAAGTTGATCGTGCCCTTGAGTGCTCCGATGACTGCATTGCCGATGATCTTGAGGAAGAACTCTGCAACAGGTCGCACAATCGGAAGGACTGCGGCGAAGGCAGGGACGAGCTGGTTCATGATGATGTCGCCGATTTCCTTGAAAGCTGGACCGACGATGGCGAAGATCTGCTTGCCGAAGTCGCCCACGATCTGGATCAGCGGCGTGATGCTTGCGCCGATAGATGTCAGCGCATCCTTGAAGACTTGAACCTTCGCGCTGGTCTTGCCTGACTCATCACCGAATGACTTGAAGAAGGCGATGATTGGCTGGGCGGCGGTCTTGATTGTCTCGAAGGCTGGCTTGAGGTTGTTAGCCAGGAGAGTCGTCAACTTAGTGACGGCAGGAAGGAGGGCACTGCCGACTTCGTTTCGGATGTCGACGAAGTTCTTGTTGAGGATTCTGGTCTGGTTGGCGAATCCGTCAGCGGTACGAGCCGCGTCACCTTGTGCATCCGTGGTCTTGGCAAGGATGAGGGACTGCGCTGCAAGCACCTTGTTGGCTGGGGTAAGTGCGGTCTTGACGCTACTGATTAGTCCAAGGCGCAAAGCCTCAGCACGCATTGAAGCGTCATCGAGGAGCACACCGTACTTTCGGATCGGCTCGGACTCACCACGAAGAGCAGCACCAAGAGCGGTGATGGCTTCGTCGGTGCTGGTGTTATAGAAGGAAGACAGGTCGCCAGCAAGTGCTGTGAGTTGAGTTGAGAATCCACCCAGCTCTTTGCCAGTCAGCCCTGCGCTCTTTCCGAATACACCGAAAGTCGCAGAGGCATCGAGTGCCTCTTGCTTGGTCAGGAGGATGTTGCGCTTGGAGTCTTCTGCGAAGGCGACGACTGACTTGGTTGCGTCACCAAAGATGACCTTGGTCTTGGAGAGAGTCTCAGCGAGGTCGGATGCTCCAGTGATTGCTCCCTTGAAGAAGCCAGCGAGGGCAGCGGTGCCGGCAACAGCGGCGAGAGGTCCGGCAACGGACTTGAAGGTTCCAAGTAATCCAGAGCCGAACTTCTTGCCACTTGCTGCACCAGCCGCGCCCATCTGTGGGCCGACTTGACCGTTGAGAGCTGTGCCGAAGCCTCTGGCCGACGGAATGATCTGGAGTGTTGCGTATCCGACGTTGGCCATTAGGTCTCCGATTCTGTTGTCTGTAAGCGTTCGCGCTGAGCGAGTAACCGCTCAGCAAGTCTTTTGGCTCGGTTGGCTTCCGCCGTTTCCTTGCCTGTTGGTCGTGCTGGGTGTGGTTCCCCGCTTGTGGCGTGGAACAAGTCAGTGATGAGGAAGTCAGTCAGAGACCAGCCGAAGGTGATGTCGTTCTGTGCTGCCCATGTCGCCGATCCTGGTGGCAGGTATGCAACAAGAACTGACAGGCGACGAAGTGAGAGCTTGCCGTGGTAGAAGTCCGAAAGGTCGACTTGGTAGTAACGCTGGAGGTCTGCCTCTAGCGCTTCCCCATGCTCGCGGAGTAACCCGACAAGCTCAGTCAGTTTCCCTGGAGACCGACTGCCTTAGCGATTGCCTGGAAGAGTTCATTGAGGTCAGTCACCTTGCGAGGCTTTGCCTTGAACTTTGCCCACTGATCCGGTCCCAATAGGGCACGGACGATGGAGACAATCTTGTCGTCTTCTACTGCTTCAAGGACCTCTAGGTCCCATTCCATTGTATTATCAACGGAGTACTTCACGCCATCGAAGGTGAAGGACGGACGGACCTTGGTTGCTTCTGCTTTTGCTGGAGTTGTCATTGGTATTTCCTTTCGCGGTGCGCGGTTAGTGGCGGATTGTTAGAGAAGAGCTGGGCCGCTCCGCGCAACGGCCCAGCCCTCCACTTTTCAGTCTCTGATTAAGAGGCTGAAGATGGACCAGAGATTTCGGTGTATAGAGAACCGTCTGTCTCTGGGTAGATCGTTACTGTCACTTCATAGACAGTTAGGCCAGACTCAGACTCGACAACTTCGCCAACTTCTTCAACAACTGCACGCTTGACAGTGCGGCGCTTTGTAGCGCTGCCGTCGCGTGTCTCGAAGCCGATTGCGAACTCTGTCAGAGTTGGAACCTTGACGCTCTTGGTTGTTACGCCAGAAGCGGTGGTGCGAGTTGAGCCAGGGTTAACAAGACCGAAGACAGTTGCGTTGTCTTCTAGGCATGTGAACTTGATGGTGCGCTTGTGCTTTGACTTGGTCTTCTTGACCAAGAGGCCGCCCCAAGCATAAATCTCGTTTGACTCCTCTTCGCGAGACTCGGCAAAGCCGGCTTCTCCGTCGAGTAGTCCAACGGCTGTCCAGGCATTACCCCAGGCGCTTGTGACGTTGGTTGGTCCAGTCGCGTTCGCAGTACCGATGTAAACATCAGCATTCTGCCAGAGCGCGGCGTTTGTGGCGTCTCCCGCCATAGTTTGTCTCCTTCGTTAGAGGGTGGAAGGTCGCAGTGAGACTGCGACCGTGAAACTGGAGAGAGGGTCGCCGCTCTCCGGATCACTGGTTGGGATTACTCCCGACAGTGGCTTGCATACGCGGATGCGCGCATCGCCCTCGAATGAGAGCAACAACGCTCGGCAGGCTTGAGCTAAGGCAATGCCTTTGGCTTCGGTGCTATGCCAGACCGAAACTCGGATGGTCGCTTCCTCGTTGACTTGCTGAGTCAGTGATGACCCATCAAGACGGACGAGGATGTATGGGGTGTGCTTCTTGTCCAGGGACTTGTCTGTTGGGACCTTGGTGCCAACAGTTGCGCCCTGTGCGTAAGACTGATCGACAAGCTCCAAGCGGTCGCGGAGTGTTTCAACGACTGCGAGCATTGCGTCAGGAAAGATGATGATCGGCTTCATTAGTTGCCCTTCACTTGTAGGCCTTGACTTGCAGCGGCCTGGGTGAGAGCGCCGTACTTGGCCTGAATACCCATGCCGATTGGGTGCTTGATAAGCACCGCCGATGCGGCACGGTCTGTGGTGTAGTGCTCGACCTTGATCTCGGCATCGTGCTTGGCGACACCTTCATTGGAGCGAGCTGCGCTTCCGACTGCCTCAGCAAGAGAGGTGATCTCGTTGCGAACTTCGCTTTGCTTGAGCATCAGGCTCATGCCAACGCGGTCAAGTCGGACGATGGCCATTTAGCCCTCTAACTTGCGCACTCGCGCTTGGATGTGCGTCTTGGTGCGAAGGTTGCGGCCAACAACTGGCTCACCTTCAACGGTGTAAGTGGTGGATTCGATCTGAACCTGGTCGCGTGGACCGATGACGGTGTCGGCTGGAAGGTAGAGGCGGAAGAACGCGCTGGAGCTGTTGCGCTCTGCGTCCTTGTTTTCCCCACCTGTTCCTCGTTCGGCCTGGAGCCAGCCCTTAGTGGAAACCACGTCGCTGTCTTCGTTGAAGTCGACTGTTGGGTTGCCGTACTCATCCAAGATGGTTGCTGGATGAATGATGAGGACCTCGTCTGGGAGGTTGGTCATTATCAATCGAGGTTGCCCATGTAGTAGTCGTCAGGCAGTGGCGTTGTTGGGTCGTAGTACTCCGAAGGAGTACGAATCGTGCCCATGCCTGCGCCACCTGTACCAGCGGCCATGCGCACAATGCGGCGCTCGTCCTCTGTGAGGTAGACGCCGCCGACGTTGTCGGTGCGGTATGAGTAGTCGCCGATCTGCTCAGAGGAGAACCCGTCAGGATTCTTGTACTCACGAAGAGCCGCCTTGATGACGATGGTGACAACCTGAGCCGGAGCGGTGACAGTGCCACCGTCCAGCCAAGGCTTGCCAGCCTCGGCTCTGACCAGAGATGAAGCATCCTCAAGAGACGCATTGGCACGAGCAAGGTCAGCGCCCTGCAAAGACCCGATTTCAAGACCGAGTCGAAGTTCGAGAGCTGATACCTCAGCAAGTGCTTTCAGTGTCATTGAGTGTGTTTCCTATCTTCTAGTCAGAGCCGAGGGTTGGTTACTTATGAACCGTTAGCAGATACCTTCACCGCAGGGATTGCGGCAGTGCCGTCAACCTGCTTGGTCAAAGACATAGTCTCTGTACCGATGAAAGTTGACACGATTGAACGGTCAGCTAGAACAGTTGGGTCATAGTCACGGATGTAGCGAAGAGCAAAGCCGTTCGCTGCAACTGACTGACCGAATGTGACGCCTTCTGGAACGCGTGGAGCGCGCACTGCAAGAGTGAACGCGTCGCGGTGGTAGAAGTAGCCAGCTCCCGCAGGAAGCATGTTGGACTCGATGATTTCGAAGCCCATCAAGCGGCCAAGTGAAGCCTCGCGAAGTGCATCGCCAGTTCCAGCCTCGTTGACCTTGCGAAGTAGGTCGCTCTTCAATAGAGCAGCCGCTACGTCAGTGCCTACGGCAGCGACGAGGTTAGTTGTTGGGACTCCCATTTCGCGGAGCTTCTTGCGAGCCTCTGCGAATGCTGAGATGTAGTCGGATCCCCATGTGAGGCCGATTCCAGCAAGAGCTGCGATCTCGTCTGCAACTGCCTTCTCAACTGAGTAAGCAACCGCAGTTGTCTGTGGAAGTAGAACCTGGCGACCAAAGTCTTCAAGTTCCATGTTGAGGTCTTCGTCAGTCAATGAGACTGCGCTGTAAACCTGCTTTGAGATTGTTACTGGCTGAACCGCTGGCTCAGTGATTGTTGAGACAGTGATTGCAGAAGTTGCACCGTATGCGCGGTCGTTAGCAGTTAGAGCCAACGGACGCTTCACGTTTACAACGTTTCCAACTCCACCAGCGAAGTCAGCTTCGAAGTCGCGGTTGATTGTGCGAGCAAGCACCATGTCAGGCAATAGAAGCCCGAGTGCTGTTGAGGCGATTTTGCCTGCAACGTTTTCCTGTGTTCTGAATGTATTTGCCATTTGGCGTTGGTTTCCTTTCAGGAGGACCGTTTAGTGGTTAGTAGCGTGCGCGAATCTTTGCGGCAGTTGCCGCAGGGTCGAAGGCGTCGTCTGTGTCAGCGCCTGAGCCTGGAACAAGCCGAGGCTTGGGTTTTCCAGGCACTTCATCGGCGGGACGCTTGGAAGCGCCAGCCCAATCGGCAAGCGCCTTGGCGCGTGCCTCAATCTCTTCGCGG